ATACCTCCGTTGTTTTTTATGTGGTTTGCTAGACCCACATTCATTGTACAACGGAGGTTTTTAATTTGATACTACATTTATCGCCCCTTGCGTCCACGAGTCTCCCCAGCTCTGCTGGGGGTTTGAGATTGTTTCAATCAAATCGTAACGCATCATCGCACTCTATAGAAAAGATGTCATTAAATACTTTCTTCATTTCTCCAGCATCATTTGAAATGCGTTGTGCCAAAAGATCAATATCCATTGTTGCACGAGCATACTCTCCATCAAATAGTGCGTACAAGAAAATACCACCCTTTAGTGTAAATCTCTCCACATAATTTGAAACAGATAATCTATATATTGTTCTCTCCAAACCATATGTGACCAGCTTATCCTGCATAGTCTTTCCATCTTCTATCGCCTGTTTCTTTAATCTGTCCTTTACGGATATAGCGTTTGTCATACCAGCACCTCCAGATACGTTTTCATTACATCCCCACATTTGAGCATCTCGGCATATCTGATTAGCCTATTCAGATTACGGTCACTCCGATGCAGATAGGTTGTAAGAACTTCTTTCGTTTCTTCAATTCCGATTTTTTCCCTGTAGAAAACGATATCAACAACAGTTTTCTCAATATCATATATACGAAATCTGTTATTTCCATCCTCTACGGTCTCGATACCAACATCAAATCGGTCATCTGTAAAATAGCATACATTCAGTTCCGGCCAATCCGGTAGAGTTGATACCTTTGCTTTTCTCGGAATTGCTACATCAATGGCATCCGGGCGATAAGTAGACAGATTATAATACACAGCTGCACTCAGCAGACAAACTACTCCGTCTGGTACAAATGCATAGGCATAGTAGAAATCCGATCCCTCACCATCAAAATTTGCATTTTCATAATACTTTTTATTCAGTTTTATCAGGATCCCCTGGTCAACCATCTGATTGATTTTATAATAGGAAAACCCTTTATCTTTCAGCTCTTGAACTGAAAAAATCATTTGGTCATTGGAAATCTGTGCAGTCTTTGTCATCTTTCTCACCTCAATTCCAGTATATCCAAATTCGTGATGATTATTTAAATATTTTTCGGCATTTTGTTATTTTGCCGAATTTCATTTAAATTATAATAATCATTTCACGATTTGTCAATGGATTTTCAGTGAGCTACCCCCATATTCCATTTCGCGACTACACACGCAACACCCACCCGCCGTTCTATAGGAGATGGATCTGTAGAGATTTGAATCGTCCCTACCCCTATACACATCAGTGGTTATGCCAACGGTCTCCTCTCTTTGCATGAATCTGTGAATGACACGACTTGCACAACGCAATCAGATTACTCCGATCATGTGTGCCACCTTCACTCAAAGGAAGTTTGTGGTGGACCTCTTCTACCGGAACCAGAAATCCATGCTCATAACACTTCTCACAGAATGGATGCTCTGCAGCGTACTTGTCACGGATTCTTTTCCACGCACGTCCATAACGGCGTTTGGTCTGCTTATCTCTGCTGAATTTTTCATAATCGCTGTTTGTTTTTCTTGCATGCTCCTCACAGTACCGTCCGGTTACTAATGCAGGGCAGCCTGGATAAGCACACGGTTTCTTTGGTTTGCTTGGCACTGTTACACCTCCATGCATAGCCAGAGCCCTGAAGAATTTCTTCCCCAAGGCTCTTCTCTATTTGCGCGATAAGCTTTCAAGCGGCTGCCGTGCTTGCACGAGCAGACATTTGAAAGCCAACGTTCATCCAAGGAAGCCATCTTCCTTGGATGCTTTCCGCATTATAACAATAACATATTTACTAACTCTCATTCTATCACATCAACTCTCCACTTTCAGGAATCCATCAATTTCCTTCAAAGCCTTATCATGAAGCCTAAAGGTATGCTGGATACTGTAACCCATATCCACGGATATCTGCTCCCATGTATCAAAACACAAATATCTCTTCTCAAGAATTGTCCTTTCTGCCCTGTTTGCTACCCGCTTTATCATATGTGTAATGTCAGCCTTCAAAGAAATCAGTTCATGGATATCGGAATTGATTTCATCCTCCAGTGCAATGATCTTCACAATGGCATCCTCCATCTTATGGATATTTCTGTTTGGACTTCCCGGCATATCTGATATGGTACTTGTTGCTTTGGTTGCCAAGTCACGAAGAGAAGCTACCTGCTCCAGCTTGCTGTTGATATCATTATCAATCTTGTACGCCTGACTCAAATATTCTTTTGCTGTCATAAGCACCTCCGAAAAATATTCTCCCTCGGATTGACTCTGATTGCCGTTTTTTACTCTGATTTTCTTCTACTTGCTGAACGCTTGATCCCAGCCTTTACCGCATTGATCAAAGCTGACTGTGTACGGTTCTTTGACTCCAAAGCCTTCATAACATCTTCATCAATTGTACCTGCGGTGATAATATGCTGAACCACTACTGTCTCAGCGGACTGTCCCTGTCTCCATAATCTCGCCACCGTCTGCTGATAAAGCTCAAGGCTCCAGGTAAGCCCGAACCAGATAAGCATATTTCCACCTGCCTGAAGATTAAGCCCATGACCTGCAGATGCAGGATGAATAAGTGCTACAGGAAGCTCTCCCCGATTCCATTTGCGGATACTCTCCTCTGAATCAAGTTTTTCAAAAGGAATCTTCCTCTCAGATAACCTTCTCATAATTCTGGCCAAATCATGTTTGAACCAATACGCAACCATTACCGGTTTCCCATTCGCAGCCTCAATCAAATCCTCCAAAGCATCCAGCTTCTGATCATGTATCTGAATCTCATCTCCATCATCGGAATACACTGCACCATTTGCCATCTGCATCAGCTTACCGGATAGTGCCGCCGCATTTGCCGCTGTCACTTCTCCGCCCTTCAAAGGCAAGAACAAATCCTCTGCCATATTCGAATACAGTTCTTCCTCAGCCTCACTCATATAAACCGGATATTCATTACTGATAAGCTCCGGCATCTTCAAATGATCCAAGGCCTTCATGGAAATCGTAATATCCGATATCTTGTCATAAATCTGTTCCTCTGCACCTTTTCTCAATTTGTAGGAATAAACAATCTGACCATTCATCTGATCCGGCACAAAATAATTCACCCTATACTGACTGATAAATCTTCCAAGCCTCTCGCCCATATCCAGACACTTAAATTCAGCAAAAAGATCCATCAAACCATTGGAAGAAGGTGTACCGGTCAAACCGATTACTCTCTTCACCTTTGGTCTTACCTTCATGAAAGCCTTAAATCGTTTACTATTCCAGTTTTTAAAGGATGAAAGCTCATCCAGAACCACCATATCGAAATCAAAGGGAACTCCACTCTGTTCTACAAGCCATTGCAGATTTTCTCTGTTAATCACATAGATATCTGCATCTGCTGCCAGAGCTTTTTTCCTGTCTGCCGCCGTTCCTAAAACGATCGAATACCTTAAGTGCTTCAGATGCTCCCATTTATGGATCTCATCACTCCAGGTATTTCTTGCTACTCGAAGTGGAGCCACCACCAGAACCTTACTTACCTCAAAACTGTCATACATAAGCTGCTCGATGGCTGTCAACGTAATACTGGTCTTGCCAAGTCCCATTCCAAGTATTACGGCTGCTATCGGATGTTCCAATATATAATTGATTGCATACTGCTGATAATCATGCGGTTTGTATTGCATCTATAATTCCTCCAATCTGTCCCAGGTCATCCAGGACGAATACTTTATATCCAAGAGCACGAAGCTGATCATGTCTGTGAACCTGAAGCTTTCTTGGTTTCTCTCCGGGAGCCTTCACCTCCACGAACCCGATTTCCCCATCAGGTAATAAAACAATTCGGTCGGGCCAGCCTGAAGAACCGGAATTCCATTTCTCACACAAGCCACCTCGCTTCTTTACCTCTCGTACTAATTTCTGTTCCATATATTTCTCACGCATCGCACGCCTCCATCATTCATAAAAGGTGTGCAGGTCGAGTACCTCGTTCCGTAAAACTCCCTTTAGCAGATTTTTATTAAATTTCTCTCTATAGAGACTTTTATGTAGAGAAGTTAACGACCTACACAAAAAGGATTAAAAGTGTATGTCGTGTAGCCATATTCCAGATTACAAATGCGAATACAGCCACAGCGACCTTCACTATCACTCCAGAAAATCCTGACCTTCCTTAAGCCTGAGTCCCACGACCTGCACTCCGGTATTCTTGCGAATACGGTTATAGCCAGCCTTGTCCATTGCAGAATAGAAATCTGTGGTACTGCGGATATATTCGCCGTTTTGCATGCAATGTGCTCGATAAGCCTGATACAGCTCGCCAGATTTTTCTTTATATGATGGATCAATCTCACAGCATTCCTCTAAGAACTGACCAAGCCAATCATTATCTTCGCGGTATGCCTTAATTGCTGCTTCCACTACATCCGGAAGGTCTGTATGAAAATCCTTATCAATAGCCTTCTTCGCACCTTCGATAATCCAGCTCATAATGGCAGGACCAGCATGCTCGAAAAGGTAATCTGCATAATTCTTGATGTCGCTCTTACCGGTAATCTTTGCGTTAAATGGAATAACAATCAGTCTCCGCCAGATACCATCATCATTAGCTCCCACCTTTGGAAGATGGTTTGTATAAAGCACCAGCGTATGTGACGGAACAAAGGAAAAGGGATCCTTGTACTTCTTTTCAGCCTGGATTTCATCCGTAGAGCAAAGCTGCTTCACCACTGCGGTATTCAGTCTCATGCCTTCCTCCATCTCAGAAGAAATAATGAGTCTCTTTCCTTTAAGCTCAGCCATCTCCGGCTTCACATTTCTCTTACAGTTCATGGTGAGTGCCTCTGCTGAAAGCTTGCCTGCATAATTGCCAAGAACTCTGAAAATGGTATTCCAGAAGGTACTCTTACCATTGGCACCTCCACCGTAAGCAATAATCATATGCTCCTGATAGACCTTACCGATTGCCGCCATACCGACTGTCTCCTGCACATAATCAATCAGCTTCTGATCCTTACAAAAGAAAAGATTCAAGGCATCCAGCCATATCTGCTTTCCTTCTTCGCCCGGTGAACAGGCTGTAATCTTCGTAATTAAATCCTCAGGATTGTGAGGCTGTTCTCCCGCAAGCCCTTTCCTCAAATCAAAGGTTGCATAAGGTGTATTGATGAGATTTTCATCCTTATCCAGATCACTGATTGAAATCGCAATCATCGGCTTTGCAGTATTGGCAGCAGATACGATGTACTTATAATCACGTCTCTTCTGCACAAACTTCAGATAAGTCTGTGCACCCATGAGCATATAAACCAGCGGTGCCAGCTGACCGTCCACTTCCTTAAGAAGCTCCTTCGGACCTGCTTGTATAGCAGCCTTTGGAACACCAGCATCCTCTAGTGCCTTCTCTACTCTGGCAACCTCATCCATAGCATCCTGAAGCTGCAGATCTAAGAATTCCTCAACTGCACCAATCGCCAGCTGCTTATCCTCTCTCCAGCAGTCCCCGTCAAATCTGAGGAAATCTGTTGCACTTGTGTACTTCAGTTCATCGCCATGCTCACGCACAAGAACCTTTGCCTGACCAATGTCTGAATAATCCTCCGGCTTTAAGGTGGCACCTTCGAAATCTGCATTATATTCATCAGGCGGTACATATCCGTCCTGTGTAACAATGCTCTTCCTGAAAAACTTTACAGCACTGTTCCAGATGGTCTTAAGCTCAGCATCCGGAAGTGGCGGTTCACATTTTCTTGCATGCTCCAGAAAAGCATCATGAGCTTTATCCGTATCGCCATACTTCTTAAGAATGCGCCCTGCAAATCGGCTCATGGTGTTATTGCGACTTCCTTCCAAAATAGGACCGATGCTCTTACCACCTGACATATCAGAGTCGAAATCATCATCTTCCGTATCAGAAATCTCCACCTCTTCGTCCACCGTCATCCAGCCTTCGTGGAAAATCACCTCTTCACATTCAGCACCAAATATGAATCTTGCTGCATCCAAAGCATTTCCATCAAAAAAGGAATAAGCACTCTGAATTGCTTTCTTCAAATTGGCGTACCTAGAAGCATCCGTTATTTCCGAAATAGGAAAATACATGTGATACCTTGGTCTCGCCGACTTACCTTCCTTATCTAAAAGATGATGGCGGCTCGGTGCCAGCAAGTATTCCACATTCGGAAACAGCTCTTCCAGCTTCTCAGGTGTGATCCAGTCAGAAGCATCTTCTGTGTGGTCATTATCGATATCCATAACAATCACATCTGATCTGATGAAATTCTCAATGCTTCGATAATTCCCTTTGAACTCTGCGCAAACATGGTCCTTCTTCACCGCTTCCTGCAGCTGCTCCGGCGTGACTACCGTTACCTTGTTATGATAGCTACAGTTCCCAGCTTGACCGACACAGTTTGCTGTACAAATAGTTACCTGCATATTTCAAACCTCGTTTCTATCAAAGTAAGAACTTACAAGTTCTCCTAACTTCCTAAGCGGGTTTGACCTTCACTTTTCCGGTCAGAATCAAATTTCTATAAAAAAAAGAAGCGCCACGCATGACTTCGTGCTTCGCACTCTCATCATGCTACGAACATTCGCATTTTGGTGCATACACCTACATGCTCATGTTCTTGCAGGTCGCTAAAGGATTAAAAATTGTGCACAGTAAACTGCGCCCATTTTTATCCTTTGCTCCCCTGGTGCTTCAAAAAATATTCCCTCCGACCGGAAAAACAATTTCCAGATGCGCTTAGGAAGATAGAAAGGCAACAAAGCCATTCGGAAAGTGAGGTGCTGCAGATGCAGACAGAAACGATTGATAAAAGCCGGCAGGCCACACCGCAGATTGAGGAAGAGCTCATTGATACTCTCGTCGCAATCAGCGTAGTAGCCAAACGCCTGGCAGCCAATCTAAGACAACAGAATAAAGAAAACGGAGGAACCGAAAATGAGCAAAATGAGTGAATTATCTCAGGTGCTGGATGAAATGATTGCCTGCGGTGAAAGAATGATCAAAGCCGCAAATACATTAAAAGACATCTTCTCTTCTACAGAAGAAGCTCCGGTAAAAACTGAGACAAAAGCAGCTAAGAAAGCAACCAAGCAGGAAGCCGCAGAACCTGAAGCCGCAAAGGCTGAACCCGCTCCTACCTATACAAAGGAAGATGTCCGCGGAGTACTCGCTGCAAAATCAGCTGCAGGCTTTAAGAAGGAAGTCAAAGAGCTTCTGGAGAAATTTGGAGCCCAGCAGTTAAAGCAGATTGATCCTAATGATTATGCAGCTCTTCTTAAGGAAGCAGAGGTGATTGGAAATGCCTAAACACGCA